ATTCCTGAATTTTCTAGGCCGTAATATTGTCTGAAATTAGCGATTGAATCAAGAGATGTTCCGTCACTAAAACGGATGTCACCTAGAATTCTAAGGTCACCGCTTACAGATACGGTCGGTCTTTTAAATGTAGGCGTCCCCCAAGTTGCACTTTTTAGTATTAGTCCACTTGGGTCATAATCCATCAAAACTTGTTCGTGTCCAAGAGAGTTTGAAAATCTCATGGACATCATGGTTCTGACTTGTAGGGCACTTACGCTATCTTGACTACCAAAAGTAATTGTGTGTCTGTTGTTTTCAAATACGTGACCTAAATTGTAGTCAAAACTGCCTTTTTCAACTGAGAATCTAGTGTCTTCAGCCTCTGAACCAATGATTGTCAGTTTTCTAGAGCTTCCTTTTAGTAAACCTGTTACTATTGGTGTTCCGTCTTGACCAATTGCTAAAGTATAATCTTCTGGAGTGCTATCTACAAATAGGCTGTTTCCTATTATTATGGTATTGCTTGGTCCGAGTTCCGACTCTGCTGTGCCGTCAGTTAGAGTTGCGTTATTATATCCAAGTATAATATTGCTTTGAGAAAAGTTTGATTGTGTAAGAGAATGACTACCTATTATGGTGTTGTTAGAACCCTCTTGACCGCCACTAAAGGAGTTAAAGCCCAGTACCGTATTGTTTGATAGGGTGCCTTGGGCCTGTATTCCAAATCCAACAAATGTGTTTTTACTTATAACACTATTTTCAAGTCTTGCTTCAGGTGTATACCAACCGCCATAAGTGTTGCCGTATTGATTGCCGTATAAATGCCCCTGTTTTGAGTCAAGCGTGCTTCCCGCTAGATTGAACTCGTTGCCAGCATCGTCAGAAAAATATACCGATTGAGTCTGCGGGGCAAACTCGTAAGGTTTTACATATATCTTACCATAATTTGTGGTTGCGGCTGGGCTTTCAGACTGTTCTCTTAGTGATAGTGTGCCACTTTTTTGTGGGTATCCACTCATAGAGATTTGAAGAGTAGAATTGGTGTCTATGATGGTGAGGTTTTGAACTGACTGTCCATCTTCTTCTATTAATCCAGCACCTCTGGATTTTATAGTACCAATAGCCGTGGTGCCGTTTTGATTTACTAAAAAGCTTATCTCTCTGCCAATGTCGCTAGCTACTGAAGAGCTGGGATCATCGGCAGATTCTACAGCAATAGAGGTTTCTCCTAATCTAGCCAACTCGCAAGATCGTTGAGAGTCTTTTTGGTAGGATATAACCATGCCCGAAGATGGCTGGTTTCCATTTGCTAAGAGTTCTACTTTGCTTCTTCCGGTAGATGAAAGAGAAGAAAGCCTAACCTGAGAGTCTCCAGAAGATTGAACATTAAAAATGGTTTCTGGTACTACCGCAGAAGGCATCACTTCGGAATTTGGTTGCGATTGAACGTTTGTTATACCAACCAAGCCAGACTCAGAGATTGTGCCCCCGTTTCTTAAAACAGTTACAGCTTCAAAAACGTCAGTTTGGCCGTTATCTATATGTATTGATAGTCTATCTTTTTTAGTCATTGTTTTCCTCTTTATACACCAATCTCGTCGTGATAAACAATTCTAAACCCTCGTTTACCAGCGGCTGTCTTTATCCTGCTCGCAAACTCTTGAGTAATCTTAACGCCTGAATCAACACTTCCGTACATTACAGAATAATTATATCCAGAGGGGTTAGCGTCAGCACCTAGATGTGTACCTGAGTTAGCTATAAAGTTTACATCTTTAAATGTTGGATATGCACCAACGTGGTCTTCTCTACCTATGTACGCCTTGTCGCCAGAGGGGTGTTCACTGCGAGTGAAAATACCGTAGCAACCACTTTGTTTGGCCAAGGAAAGACCGTGGTCACCCAAAACCCTATTTCCTTGGAAGTGACAGCCACTATCAATTTCTATACTTATATTTGATTGCCATCTAGATCTAGAGAAGTTATTATCTATCTCTAAACATTGAATGTCTGGGTCTGAGTTTCTGAATATGAACTGATAATCTCTTTGATAGTCATATCCGCTGGAGTGTATTTCAAATCCTCCTCCATCTATACCTTCATCAGTTAGATATCCACATACGGAGTCGTTGTGAAACCCTAATCCTGCATCATCACAAAGACCGCTGGTTGCTAAGTGTAAGGTTTTACAGTCATATAGACATTCGTTAATTGTGTGGTATTGTAGGTCGTTTATTACGGCGTTACCGCTAACCAGAATATCATTAAAGTAACCGTCCCACAGCAGTTTGTTTCCAGCTACAGTGCCGTCAGACCAACCTAAAGCATAGCTACCATTTTCTGCCGGTACAATATGTCCAGCGACAGTTACTAATCCTTGATCTCCCGAAGGGGCGGTTGTGTTGACACCTATCTTTCCTCCGGAAAAATTAATTAATTCATTAACGGAAGAGAATGGGTATGAGGAATTTCCAAGATTGAAAGATCCGCTATGAGAAGGGGATATGTCTCCAGAAACCTGTAAAACTGCCCCTTCATGCACAACTTGAGTAGCTATAGAAAGCCTGTTATTAAGAAGATCTCCAAACATTAATGGAATTCTACCAGACCCATCTAGGTCTTCACAGCCATAATCAGAGTCTATAGGGTCAACGCCTAGATAAAATGTATAACTAGCGTCATCACCTATGTGGCTACCGGCACCGTGGCCTATCGCGATGTTGAACGATCCCGTTCTCGCTGACTGAAGTGCTAAAGAACCTAAAGCCAAGTTTCCAGATCCAGTTGTATTTCCTGCTAAGGAATTAAAACCTAGAGCTGTATTGTAGGTTCCTTTTAAGTTGCATCCCATAGAATGGGAGCCTATGGCGGTGTTTTGAGATCCGTCGTAGTTTGCACCCAAAGAGTAATAGCCAAAAGCTGAGTTATCTACACTGGTTCTTCCAGCGTATTGCAATTTATTTAAAGACAGTTCGCCAGCTAAAGTGCTTCTAGTGTCCGGTGTAGCAAAATTAGAGCTTAGTATTTCTTGTCCATCTGTAAGCAAATGGACTGAATCTACCAAGTCTCTAAGTGATATTCTAATGTCAAGCGGAGATATTAACTGTGTAGAGTTATCCTCTAGCAGAGAGTTTATCTTAGCTATATACTCAGATTTTGTCAGTATCATTTTTTGGGCCTAAAAAATTAACTAAAGCTGATTTGTAAAGTTGAAGTGTCAAACTTCACTGTGTCTCCGGTATAGATTATTCTAGGGTTGGATAATTCAGCATACATTAACATGTTGCCAGTTCCGTATTCTCCGGAATCCATAATAGCTATACCTGACACCCATCCCCAATCAACCAAAGCAGCACTTCCGTCACCTTCATCAAACATGAAAGCGGAAGCGTTTTTGATAACACCGCTACCAGCGGTAAGGTCGTCGGAACTATAACTCCACTTGCCATTTCCAAGTGAAGAAGGGTCGCCCAAGTTAATTCTGGCATAACCAGTAGTAACACCATCAATACCTGTTGGCATTTCTGGCATTGTTGATCCAGTGTCTGATTCTTGTGGAACACCTGAACATAGGGCTACAGCTATGTTTGTTGGTTTAGAGAAGCTTTCTCCTCTAAAAAGGTGGTGTAAAAGACCAGATTCTAAGTAGTCTGATAAAGAAGCCATTTAAAAACCTCCTGAAAGTCCTTGATTAGACTGTAGTTTATATCCTATTATACACGAAAAAAGAGCCATCCCCAATAATATGAGAATGACTCTTTCTCGTTTCAGACGTAAAGGGATATTAGAATGATCCTAGGATTACTCTTCTATTATCCAAAACGCCAAATCCAAGTTCAGCAAAGCCGTAGTATCCAGCTCGTTGCTGTCGATGAAGAGTAGGATCTTCAAAAACTTGCATTTGCTGCTTGATAGGCATAATGAAGCTATCATTAGCACCCTGATCAACACCAACGACCAATTCAAGGTCAGAGGTCTGAACAGCACCACCAAGACCGTCCGTAAAGAACGTCTGATATTCTTGACCTTCTCCGAGTTCATCGAGGTCATGAAGATTTACACCAAAGATACGGGTGATTGGGGCACCACCTTCGCTTGCAGTGTAGATTTCGCGACGAGTTACTTCGTCGACTTGGTCCAGACCCCAGTTACGAACATCTTCCAGAGCTTCTGGAGATACGTAAAGGTCTGTAAGGCGTCCGCGATTAGCAGAGCCAGTGTTACCGCCAGAGTTTCTTCGCATAGTGGTTTGCATGAGAGAAACGAGTCTCTTGCTAAACATACCGGCAGTTGCGTCACCATCGTAAACCAAGATGTTTCTATCAACGCCAGCGGCCAACAATGTGTGCCATCCGTCATCGTTCATCTTCTTGGTAAATCCAGCTTCAAGAGCCTGCATCGCACGAGCTACGATATCCCAACGTGCTTCACGAGCATAACGTAACAAGTAGTCGATACTTGAGGTAATGCTGTAAGTTGGAATTGTTACGTAGTCACTTTCGACGGCTCGTTCTGGAACGCGACCGTGACCGGGATTGGTGTAAGCTACGTGCTCACCCTCAAGTCCCGGAGAAATCAAGTCAAGAGGATACTCGGTAGAGGCTCCCGGCTCAACGTTGATAGTTTCAAAAATATCACCAAGGATATTTCCTACAAGAACACCTTTACGTAAGGGAAGTTCTAACGCTTTAGCAAATTCTCGCTGTGCAGCGTACGCGACGTTTTGATCGCTATCACCAGACTTCTTTAGAAGTCCGATGAATTCATCGCTAGGTCTTTCTGTATATGACATATGTTGTCTCCTTTTGGATTAGGTGTTATTATGAGTCGCCGTTGCTGGCACCGTGGTTAGGAAGGTTTACGTAAACTTTAGCGTATCCATCAGCGTCCTTGCGAGACATGAATCGACCAATAGCCAAGTTACCAGAACCGTTAGCTACCGCAGCAACATTAATGTTACCAGCGGTTGTTGCGTCAGCATAAGCTACACTACCAGCAGCAGGAGTACCAGTAATATTACTAGTAACAACCCATCCGCGAGTCAAAAGAGTAACTTTTCCACCTTTTTGAACTTCATCTTTATATTGATTAAGATGGGTTCTAGTCAAGTCTTTGTTGACAACATCGTTTAAAAGTATACCAACGGGTACACTGTCTTTGTCTACTGTTGCATACTTTACAAGGTTTTCACCTTGGTCAAGTGCGGCACCAGAAGCACCAGCAAGAGCTGCTGCATCGAGAACAACAACACCACCACGAGTGGCCGTGCCCTCGTTATAAAAGTGGCTGATATCTGTTGATTCTTCGTATCTATCTGCTTTAAGAGCCATAGTTAAATCTCCTATAAAATTATTTGTTGGAAAGGACGTGGTTTGAAAGCCAATCAGATACGCTTGCACGAGCTGCTTCGACTTCGTCGTACTCATCGGCTTCAACAAGTGCAGCCTCTGTAGTTTCTACCTCTTTAAAGGTTTCCGCAGTAACTTCTTCAGATTCTGCTTCGTCTTCAGCTTTGGCTTCTTTCTCTTTTTTCTTCTTTTCGAGAGCTTCCTTAAGTTCAGGAGGCATCTTAGCTTCTGCTTCGTCTTCTTTTTTCTTACCGTCTTTTGCGAATTTCTTCTTCATCAGAGCGATAACAGATTCAAAAGCTTCTTCTTCAAGAGCGTCAAAGCTTGCAAGAGATTCTTCCACGTCTTCTTCACTGATACCAGCTTCTACAAGTGCGGCTTTTCTCTTTTCCATCGTAGCTTTCTTCTTCATCTCGCCCATCTTCTTCATGGCTTCTGCAAGCTCAGTTTGAGATGTAGCAAGAGTATCTGCAAGTTCAGCGACTCTAGCTTGACTAGACTTAATTGTTTCATTAAGCTCATCAATCGTTGCCTTACTTTGCTCTTCTGCTGCTTCGTGTGCTTCGATTTTAGATGCAAATTCTTTATCTTTTGCTTCTTCGATCTTAGCCTTAATAGCTTCGTTTTCAGTCTTAGCTTGTGTAAGCTGGGTCTGAACTTCAGCCAACTGTTTTTCTAACAGTAGTTGATCTGACATATTATTGTCTCCTATTAAAAGTTGAGAATCAGATTCGTTTAAATTAAAGGTTATATTTGCGGTACTTTTATTATTTTTCAAGATTATACTTCTTGAGTTTGCCGGTTTTGCAACCAGCCCTTTTCCTGAAAAGGAAATATTAGCCAAAGCACGACCAATCTTATATCCCTCGTATTTACCTTCTCCGCCATAAGCACGAAGGTGTTTACTTAGGAAGGCAGATTGTTCATTTCTAGCCAACACTTTTCCGTTTCCGTCTTCATCTATTAATGCGTAATTAAAACCCGCAAACAGACATTCCATAGAAACGTACCATTTCCCATCTTCTATTTCGGAAATGATTTTTTCCATACGCTCTCTATTCTCGTCGCCGGTCCAACTGTTATAGAGAACTGCTTGTGACACAATATCAAACTCGTCCGGCCTAGCCTCTTCGTCGTTGGCTACAGCCTTTCCATCTTTTGTGAGCACATAACTACCGGTAATATGCCCTATAATATCGTTTTCATCGTGTCCAAAGTTAAACTGTTTATCTTCAGGCGTGTTTCTAGCAGCCCAAGTCGCGTCGGACATGAATACGTCATCATTTTTGTTCCACCCAGTGGAAACCAGTACAGACTCTAAGTAGTAAAGGTCTATCTGGTCTTTGTTCTCAGCTATTACTTTATTTAAAACGTCTTCATTTGCGATAATTTCTCTAACTACCGCTATGTCGCTTTTGTGTAAAGTGGCTTCAGAACAATATGCAACACTGGCCGTGCTTTTTACAAGGTCACCAATGCCGTCATTTATTTCTTTTTGGTATATTTTTATTGTCATGATTTTACCTCAGATGATTATACACAAAAAAATAAAAAAAATGAAAAAACACTAGGGATTGTCGAAATAATGTTCCACGAACGCCCCTATTATTTTCTTTTTGTAAGTATTTATTGGCATTTCAGAGGCTGAGATTTTTTCAGATGTTAGTTTTTCTCTAAGTGTTTTTGGGATTTTAGTCTTTGAAGACAGTGCTTTTAGTATAGAGTCTTCATCTGTGGTGGACATTAGCTCAAGGTTGCTTAGTACTTGTATTTTAAGATCTTCTAGGCTGCACACTTCGGCTTTTGTTAGTTGTCTTAGATTTTTCTTATTGTTGGCACCAAGGAAAGCCTTGTTTAGTGTCGTTGAGATATCCTCAAAAGCATCATTTGACCAGACAATTAAGTCTGCTAGTCCGGGAGTTGACTTAGGAGTCTCGACTCTTTTCTTCCTTGGTTCTTTGTCAGGGGAAAATGGCGGACGGCCATTTTTCTTGACTTCTTTAGTTTTTGGACTAGTTTCGTTTTGCTGCTTCTTTTCTTGCTGTTTGTCTTGTTTGTCGATTTTTTCAAGGTCTTTCTTGTGATTGGCGTTATGAAAAGGACTTGCCTTGTCGGGTAATTTTTCTTTATTTCTATCTTTACCCTCTCTTTGTAAACGCATTTTCTCTACTTGAGGTATTTCTTTAAATCTTTCTAGTACGGTTTCATGGCTAATAATATCTCTATCTGCAAGTTGTATTAGCAAGTTCTTCTCGCTAGCCTCGTCAGACAGGCTCATTTGATCAAAGGTTATATGGGGGGCTTTTCTAAAACCCATAGATTTCCTTATGAATTCAACTTCAGCTTCCCAAAATTTACTTAGCTGATCTCTTCCGTACTGGAGTCTTTCTACCAATGTTTTTAGAGAAATGAAGTTGTTCGTAAATCCACCACCATTGTTAGCCATACCCGTTAGCGTGGGAGGTACGCCTAAGCCTGCGTAGATACTGTTAAGTACTGAGGTGTATTTTTCAGAGCCTAAAAATTTGTATACTTGACTATTTGATTCAGTGTAAGAAAGCTCTGGACCCCAGACTAATTCCATTGTGCCTCCGCCAACGTTGCTTGCTAGAATATTTCTAAGCTTGTTAATTGCGGATTTATTTGGTAGGATTTTGTGATCTAGACTACCAAGCGTCCATAGTCTTATATTGGAAATAGCACCGTCTAGGGCGGACAGATCTGCAAGTCTCATTTTTTCTAACATGATTATGTCGTCTAGAATTGCATACGTGAGCGGATGTGCCCACTGTTGCCAGTCGTCTTTTTTGTAGTAGAATGTACTGAGCCTATCTTGCTCTAGCTCTATCTTCTTCTTTCCATCTTTCATTGCGGTTTTGACATTCTGTGGAAGAGTTTCCATTACATTGTTGGGAACTCCTCCATCCTTGAAGTTGTCAAAAAAGCTATTTGATGAAAGTTCGTATTTTTTAACCCCCAAGAAAAGGTTGACACTTCCGTTTTTCATGTCTACATTTAGAGGATTTAAGAAGTTATATCTCCAAGGAACCAAGTTTTCTTCAATGTCTGGAATTTCCAGTGTTATATCTTTTGCTAAAGATCTTATATACTTCTTTATATCTGGAGTTATATTAGCATAGCTTTTGTAAACAAACACTTGGCCAGTTCTATAGAGATTATTTAGAAATCTTTCTGATCTCTCTTTGCCGTTGCATTTTTTAAACCACTGTTGGTAAAACTTCTCAACACTTCTGTTTTCGTGTACTATGTTTATACCTTGACAGCCAAAGTCACCCATAAGATCAATTACATTTCTAACGATACCAACCTTATCATATGCGTCCATACACATTTTGATAATCCTCTTTTGCTTGCGAGGAACCTGCTCTTCTGGTCTGAAGGCATAGTAGTCACTGTGTCCAAAGCTGGGTCTGACTGACCTGTTTGGTTCAATGTCTAGGTATTCCCTGTGGTTCGCTTTGCTGACACCTTCGTAAGCATCTTGAGAATCTGCATATTGGTTAAAAGCTCTGGCCTTTCCAGTAGGGTCAGAGTCATTCCAAGTTATAAGGTGGTCTTTGTTTTCGTCGGTCATTTTGATTCCTATACAATTAATTCAAATGCATTGTGAATGTTTACAATACATTATACACAATATTTTTTAAATCTAATAAATATCTTCTACGGAGTTCGTAAACCAACTTGGGCCTGAGTACATGTCTCCTTTTTTCTCTGTTTTTTCCATGGTTGCAAAGCCTCCGTAAAAATTATAGACGCTGGCTTCTGGCATTCTAGCTAGGGTTCTTGCGGCCATATTAGCCATTATCAATGATGAGTAGCGGTCTTTTCTTTGCTTACCTTTTTTACCAGTCCCAATAACTGTCTCCGGCGTATCCCACTTATCTCTACCGCTGGCTGTCTGAGTTATCTGTATCATTGTAAGTTCGTCTTTTAGATCTTCTATCTCAAGAACGCATTGTTCCAAGGTGTCAAACACTCTGCCTTTAAGTCCGTCTTCAGCGTTAGATATTCCAAGTGTTATAACATCAAACCTTGGGAATAATATAGCCTTATCTTCAAAGTCTTTTCTTAGCCCGTGATTTGCTTCGGATAACCAGTCGTACTTTGCAAACTGACACATTTCAAGTATATGTAGACCTCTATGGTCATCTGTGTCCTTAGCTTTGTCGTCGTCTATAACAGGCCATATAGCCACTTCTCCGTCTTGTAGCTTATCTGAGTCGTGTAAAGACTCCATGACCGCTATACCGCCTCCCTGTGCGTCCATAGCGATGTGTATACATGGATAGATCTTCATAAGATCTCTTATCTTCCTAGCACAGTACGCATAAAAGTCGCTTTCTTTTGAATATCCCCTTTTGACCTTTTCTTTATGTTCAGACCTATTTGTTGTCCAACAATGTACAATACGTCTGTGATCAGGGTTTACTTCAAGAACAACAATACTAAAGTTATCAACTTCTGAAGCTGGATCAACGCCAAATATATACTTCTTACCGGGACTTCCCCTAAGGCTCGCCTCAAAAACTATAGGTTGATTTCCCCTGTCTTTTATTATAGTTGAATCGTTAGATCCATCATTAGCAACGCACGACTCTATGAGTGTACGCTTAAAGAACCCCTGAGAATCGCGTGTAAAGCACGCTCCAAACTCCATTTGATATATTCCAGCATGAACAGTCGCTTTCGATCTAGCGACCTGTGAGGCGTCCATGAAGCCTTCTGGTAAAAGTTCGTAAGGAACTCTGACGATTGAGTAATCTTTCCAGTTAAAATCTTTTGGTGGATCTTCTCCAAATATTTCTCTAAGCTTATTTATCTTTCCTTTGCTAGTTATTATAGCCTTCCACTTTTTCCAATACTCTGCAAAATGATTAAAGTCATAGTAAGCCGTACCTGAGAGTATAATCTGATTGTTTTTATTATCAAGAACTGAGTCTGTCTTTTTTTCGATTTCTAAACCTAGCTCTATAGCTTTCTTTCTTGCTGCTATCTTCTTAACATTTTCTATAGGATCAGAGCTAACAGCAGCAAAACCAGCGACAACTGTTTCAAAGATATCCCTAGGGATGGAAGCAAACTCATCGCTAATAATATCATTAGCTCTCTGACCTCTAATCTTTTGTCCGTCGCCAAGAGGGAGGCAAGTGACGCGAGACTTATTGATACGCATAACACAGCGGTCAACATCTCGTCTTGGCCCACTGTTTGCATCACATAGGCTCCTTAGTATAGGTGCGTTGTTCCATATTGTCTCCATATACTCAAAAAGAACTTTAGACTGTCTAAAGGCAGCACCAACGACAACTACTTTTCTTTCTGGTAAAAGCAAGGCTCTAATCATGGAGTATAGCGATAATATAAAAGACTTTCCAAATCCACGACTAGCTATAAGCATGGGAAATCTTCTGTCCCACATCTCGCACAAAAATAAAGCTTGGGAGGGTAATATGCTTACATTAAATACCTGTTTGCATAGAAAAGAGAAATACTCTGGCCTAGCCATTAACCAAACCATCTTATAGTGATAGTCGTCGTCATTAAAGTTTATAAAATTAAAGGGGTTGAATATTTTTTCATCCCCTATGTCTAAATTAAGCCAAGCTTCATCTATGTTTTTTAGATTGTTCATTATTTTAAGCTGTCTATTGTTCGATTTTTTCTTGTGTTTAGTACCAAGTCTGCAAAACCATAATAAACGGCTTCGTTTGCATCTAAATACCAATCCCCATCTTTAAATTTTCTTTTTAGGTAATTTTTAACCTTATCTAAGTCTGGCTCAGTGTAGTGTTCTTTAAAGTATTTGCCTTTAACGCACTCCTCTGCGTATATATCAATCATTGATTCTGTCATTCTTTTTTCAAATGCCGCACCTTTTTGTACATCTAAAAAGTTTCCTGAAATACCTGTTGAGCCAAAGTGACACATGAAGTATGCGTTTGGCATCATAACTCTTTTGTCGGCTGCTTGAAGAATAACACTGCTCATTGATTCCGCTTGTCCATACGCTATTATTGTAATATATGACTTGCATAAAAGTATAGAATCATATATCGCCATACCGTCATTCCAGTTACCACCCACGCTATGCATATGCACTAGGATTGGATCGCTAGATATGTTGTCTAATGCTCTTATATTCTTATAGAATGTAGAAGCCATCTTGTAGTCTACGCCGGGATCTTCGTCTGTATTAGCGACGTAGCCGTGTAGAAATATTTCTCTGTGTTTAAGATTCACACCATGAGATTGAATATCAGATAACGCATCCGATGTCACCATAGTCGAGGTCTCCCTAATCTTGGAAAAGTTCATTGACTCTCTTAATTATACTTAAAACTGCCCATTTAGCATTCTTCTTGGAGTCACAGAAGAGTACGTGTATGTCGTTGTAAAGTTGAAACTCCATTATCATTTTTAACATAAATTTATTCGTGACCTTTAGTTTACCCCAATCTGATTCGGGTATGCTAGATCCTTCCGGAAAATTCATCAGATCTGATAGAGAGAACTCAAAAATCATAAACTTATATGGAAAGTCTTTCATTCTTTCTATCTCTTTTAAAAATCTAACTCGGTCATGACCGACATTGTTAGCAAATTCTACAACGCTGGCTTTTCTTTCTATGCATAGTTTATCCTCTAGTCCCTCAATGCTATAATCTCCCGTGTCAAGTTTTCTTGAAACCATTCCTTTGCAGGTATGATATCTAGAACTGCTTGGCTCAAAAGTGTAGCCTTCCTGCTCTCTGGTATCTTTTATTATCGTAAATGGTTTTGAGTTAGGCACTGTTCTTTCTCGCTATTTCTGAAAATAAGGATTCATAAAAATGTTCGTTCTTGTTTACTTCTTTATGACATCTTGCACACAGGGTGATACCATTATCCACTTCAAATCTTAACGATGAAGCAGATGACCACTTTTTAATATGGTGTACTTGTAAAAATTTTTTATGTTTACACCTTGGCATTTGGCACTTGTTTCCATCTCTCGATAGAACGTGTTTCCTCCAATCTTTATAGACTGGATCATCATAGTTTCTTCTCATTATGGTATTTTAATCTTTCTAACTGTTATGTCGTAGAGTATATCTTTTGCTAATGCACTAGTTTCTGGCGAGTCATCTTGTTTTAGTAATATTTCTACAAGTTTATAATACGCCAAGTGACAGGCTTCGTCTGGATCTCTAGCGTCTACGAAAATAGTCGGGAAGTTACTTGAGTACTCACCTAGATTAAACCTTTTAAGTCTTGACATTACCAAGGATAGGTCCATATAAATTTTATATATTTTCATTTATTAGTTTTCTACATCATGGTCTACCATCATTTTAACTAAATCATAAAACGAGTTTCTTGGTTCCCATCCTAAGATTTCTAATGCTTTGTTGTTACAACCTCTGAGATAGTCTACTTCTGCTGGTCTATAGAATTCAGGATCTTGTACTACATATCCCGACCAATCTTCTACACCAATATGTTTAAACGCTACGTCTAGGAACTCGTGAATCGTATGAGTTTCGCCAGTGCAAATGACATAATCATCAGGCTGGTCCTGTTGAAGCATCGCCCACATTGCTTCCACGTAATCTCCTGCGTACCCCCAGTCTCGAAATGCTTCTAAGTTACCTAGACGCAGCTTTGTAAATTCTGGATCGCGTCCACTTTTTACAAATTCTCCGATCCATTTTGTAATCTTTCTTGTGACGAATGTTTCGCCTCTCCGTGGTCCTTCATGATTAAACAATATACCGGCACTCGCGTGTGTTCCATAGCCTTCCCGGAACAGTCTGGTCATATGGTGTGCGGCACATTTTGCTATAGCATATGGACTTTGCGGTAAAAATTTTGTATCTTCGTTTTGAAATTTATTTTGGTCTCTATCAGTATCGTAATTCTTTCCGTACATCTCGCTAGAGCTTGCTTGATAGAATCTTACGTTTCTCATTTCTAGATCTTCAATTGACTGTAAAATATTTAGACAGCCCTTGCCCGTAATATCCCAAGTTAATCCGGGTTGTTTAAAAGACACTGCTACATGACTTTGTGCTGCTAGATTGTAGATTTCATCTACGTCTGCGTGTTCTTTAAGAACCTTGATTACACTGTGGGCATCTGTTATGTCTCCTTGAAAGACGCTGAAGCTAGGATGATTAAGAATATGTTTGATTCTTCCGGTGTTATCTGTGCTAGCTCTCCTGCAAACACCGACTACTTTGTAGTCCTTTTCAAGCAGCAAGTCCGCCAGATGGCTTCCGTCTTGTCCTGTTATCCCGAAAATAATAGCTTTCATTTTTGTTCCTTGTTAATCTAAAAAAATCACTTTGTTTTTGTTAATTAATTCCTTGATTATTTCGTGTTCTTTGCTTGGATCGTGTAGCGAACCTCTTTTTTCTTTGTCGCCATAGTGATGATCCTCTCTGCCCCACCAATCAAATCCAGTTATCACAACCTTGTCGTACCTTTCAAGCATCATGTATATCGCTATGATTCCAGTGCTTGGCGATTTAAGGTCTATGTTTTCTCTTACGAATTCACGACTCGTTTTTGTGCAATCGTTTCTTTTCTCATAAAGGTTCTGATATGTTTTGCATTTGTCTGCATTCCATTGCCAACTATGAATCACAACCTCCCTAAAAGCATCTATTCGGCTTGCATGGGCACTGTTTACAGTGAACCATATGTCTGTTTTAGTACCTGTATGTTTTTCGTGCCCCTTTATCTTGAAACTGTTAAACCTCAAGACTGTATCAAAAGCATCTATTTTGTCACCATTGGGCTTGTCTAGTATAGACGTGCCATTACCAACAATAATTATGCTCATTAATCCTGTACCGTGTCCGGTGTTAGAAAGGGTTGATCCACTGTTTCATCTGTATATTTATGATAAGCAGAAAGTCTCTCTTTTTCCTTCTCCATTGCTAAACGCATCTTTTCCATTTCTTCGCCGTACTGCATTGCTACTTCAGGATTGCTCACAAGATAAGCCATCCAACTAGTAAAGTTTTGTTTGCTGTCCTCTAACCGTTTAACACGCTGCTCTCTTGTCGCCTTCATTTCTTTCAACATCGAGTTCTTCTTGGTTTGCAGTTCCCTGTAGTCTTTGTTGAGAGATTCCGTTGAAGCCTTCAGAGACGCCACCTGACGCTCCATGTTAAAAAGGTTGTCCCTATCCATTTGATCAGGATTGTGCTGTCTCTCAGCCAGTATGAGGGTTTCTAGAGCTGATATCTGCTCAATGTTCTCTTTGTTGTACTTCAAGTCCCTATTCATGAGTAACTCAAGCTTGATTAGGTCAACTACTTGTAATTCTTCGGTAGGTATAACGTCGTCCTTAAACTGAGAGATAATACGTGCCCAGTGGTATTGGAATAACTTAAGCTCATCTTCAGAGAATTGTTGTTGTAGCTCTACCCAATATGGTCTGAAGGTGAGATCATACTGTGCTTTTTCTAATCCTGCTGGTTCTTGCATCCAAACTGGACGCTCGAAGTCCCCTTTTCCTACTTTTTTCTTGATAAAACCGAAAACAGTTTCTGGATCTCGGTCTAGTTGGGTTGCTATTGATTTAAAACCGAGATTCATGTTCTCTTCTATGAATTTTATCTCTTCTTTGGAAAACCTACCCTTCTTCATACTTAGCTCCCTTGCGTATATTGTCTAAGGCCCATAATGGTTGCAGATTTGTATGGCTCCAAGCAATATGTAACTGTTCTTCTCTGTCTGGGCCGGTAAAATCAAATGAAGCAAGTGGACGAATATGATCAATATGCCATTTACCATAATTGTCTCTCGTCATACCTTCTGTAAATTTATTTTCTAAATGATTCATTAATTCATCAGGGGACATACCAACGTATTCCATAGTGTGGCTTGACTTAGCTTTCCCAGATAAAACACTCCACATCCCATTCCGCATATTCTTTAGCAATCTATAAACAGGTTCTTCTTTATACCTTTTATTTGCGTAAACTTTTTGGTAAGCTATTTTCTTTTCCTTATTGGCTTCGTACCAAGCCTTGTTGTTAGCTTTTTGGGAAGCTTTTATCTTTTCTGTGTTGGCTTGGTAGTAAGCTTTTTGGTAAGCTTTTCTTTTTTCCTTGTTGGCTTCGTACCAAGCTTTGTTGGAAGCTTTTCTTTTTTCCTTGTTCATTTCTTCAAATCACCCTTCTTCATAGTAGCCGTACTCCTCAAGGATCTCTAAAATAGTACCAATAATGTCGTCCCTCTTCTGTTTTGTAATATAAACATCATTAATCATCTTTAGATAGTCCATTCTTACGTCTGCCGGTAGGTGCTCATTGATTAATTCCGTCATCGTCCTCAGTTCTATATCTTCATAAGAAGTAGTATATGGATTATCTTCATCTATAATACTGTTTTCATGATCTAACTGAGCCGGTTGCATCAGTTTTATTCTATCTTCACTATCTCCAGCGAAATAATGATTGTCTCTAACGAAGTTTTTGAGTCTATTAGAGAGATTTACAGAGAGGAAGTTTTCCAGAGGGCGAGATTCATCATATCTATGAAGGGCTTCCATACATATAATAAAAGATTCTTGTCTTATATCATCTACCGTATATCCATAGAAGGTATACTTGCGTGATATTCTATTGCACACCTTATCTATTTGATCTACAACCTCTTGTTCTGTCATATTCTTTGGTAACTTCATGTTAATCCTCCCATTTCAATGTTTTCCAAACTTCTCCGTTGAATCCTTCAAACGCTTTTTTTCTCGAATTGTATACTATTGTTCCGGGTTGAGGATTTGGGGGGCGAGATCTGGTACTTTTTAAAGTAAGAGAGTTAGAAAGAAAGAGGGAATTTTTACCATTTAGTTGGAATGAGCTAGAGTTAGTAGCCAGAGGGAGGTCTGTAGCAAGAAAGAGTTCTTGGACAGTAGCAGATCTTATATCTCCGTTTATACTTCCAAGTACGGAACCATCTTCTAGAGGGACTAGTTCTGGTCTTCCGTTACCTAGAGAGCAAATGACGGTATCTTCTAGAATAAATAAGTCTGATATTGATGTTGGTTGGTAAGATGTAACAAGCAAGTATGCAGTGCTAGGGTAATTTACAATCTTGCCTTTAGATGGAGAGGGTTTATTTTTATTTTCTTCGCTGTAATACTTTTGTGTTTTAAGTCTTCTTAGTATTTGTTTCTTACCAGACTTCAACAGTTTAGCGGCACCAATCTCAGCCTGTATTAATTTGCGATTTGGAAAGGGCACATCATCAAAGTATTCAACTTTGTATAGAAAAACTGCGTCTAGAGGGATATTATTCCATAGATGTATCTCTTCTGGTATATCACCAAAATAAGTATTAGCCCATTTCAAATGGTCTTCAGTTGTTGGCAGTAGTTCTATGTCACCGTCGTCAAGCTGTCTAGCTATTGAGACGCCATAATTACTTGTCCTGATCTTCTTTTGTTCGTTCTTCATTTTCAATAAGTTCCTTTAGTGATCCATCTGCTTTACATAGATCTTCCTTAACTGTTTCCTCTAGGGCGGCAGTTGCTTTGCAAGACAACTCAGTCTCGCAACATTTTAATTTCTTCTTAGCCATAATTTATTCCCTTGCTTTGTGACAGGTTACTAATATATAATACACAGAAAGGGGTAAAATGCCAAAAAGGAAATTGGTAAAGTTGACGGAAATGTATATAATATGTAGATCAATGGTTGTAAAGTGATCGAAATTCAGTAGATATTCGTATAAATCCGTTAAACGGGGCTGTGGTACCGAGTCCAAGTCCATCTGAATTAAATAAGTTACCGGAGAGTTTACAAGGACTCCAAGGTCAGGCAAAAATTTATCTAGGCAATGTCTCACCATGACAACCTAGTCCTGTGAAGGCCCGCAAGGGCAAAAAAAGTATTAAGTATCTAAAGTATTGAAGACCTGACTGCTTATTAACACAACCTATTACCTGTAACTTCACAGGTATAAATGGTCTTGGTACGCACCTAGCAGGTTCTAGATTATTATTTTTATTTAGGGCTTACCTATGTGGTTTAGGTAAGACATCCGTCAGAAGTGCTCCGTGGTTTGAGTAGACCACCAAGCCTTTTTTCGGGACGGCGGTGACCTTTATTTTTGAAGTTAAAACACCCCTACCCCCGCCCCCGTCGACGTAAGTCCTTACGTAGCAACGACTTACGTCGATCTAAGATAAAATGATATTACTTTTTTAGGTGGACACACTAGAAATGTGAATAGGCTTCCCCAGCAAGCATATTACACGGTAAAAACCGTGGTCAAAAAAACCGATTGCAAATTTTCAAAATCGACGTAAACCCTTTGACTGTATAGACTTATGGAAACCATTTGACCCTCTCTGTATAATTAGGTGTAAGAAGGAAAAAAGGAAAGAAACTTCTAACAAAGTAAAATTAAAAGATTGATACTGACCTAACGTGTCACGCCCATAGACGATAATACTAATATAAGAAGTTAACAACAACGTTAACACAACACAACCCGATCTCGAAAGGATCAACATTATGAACATCAAATTAAACATGCTTACAAGTCTTACTCCAATGGTTCTGACCGATGCTTACACTGGCAAGCAACATGGCAACAAAGTTATCTTTGGAAACCATTTAGGTCAACCAGTCGTTATCATGCAAGCTATGGTTAAGACTGCTAAAATCTTGAACAAGCCAAAAAAGGCTAGTGAGATCGACGCAAGCAACTACGTTGCAAAGTATGGCTCTGCTGCTGAGTAAACTAGTGAGCTGAGATTTGGAACTCATAAACACCCAAGGGCAGAAGTGGAACTGCCATAACAAAAGCCACGGGACATAAAGGGTTTAACCCGCAAGCGTAGCCTAGTCGCTACCATAGCTGGCAAGCTATTCCAAGATATGCACAATACATTGACCAGCAATCCGTTGGTCGCGGGAAACCGCACTTAGCAATAACTCCGTTCGGGATTCAATTCCCAAGGCAATAACGCTAAAAACCTTGAAGCTTAACAAGTAAACAATAGCATTTTTAACAATACCCGATCTTGAAAGGATCAAAACATTATGATAAACAACACTTACAACGGTTGGAGAAACCGAGAAACTTGGCTCGTTAACTTATGGTATGGCGATCAAGGTTTCGCAGATGTTGACTACATAAAAGAACTGCTAGAAGATATGGTTGACCAATTGGGCAACGGCATTTTGCAGGATATGCTTGACCTTGAGTGTATCGACTGGGATGGGTTGCGTAAAGACTGGGAAGACGAAGACGAAGAAAATTGACGCAAACCCTTGGTACGTAAGGACTTAGGGCGGCGGGGCCGGGGCTGGATCGACGTAAGTCCTTGGTATCAAACGACTTACAACTATCTTTGATTTCTTTTAATTTTTACTGGATTGCCCTTGACAAATATGCCGATAATATATATAATGGGAAGCATAAGAAGTTAATAACAAAGGTAAAGAAAATGATTCAAGATTTAAGCGACAAAGTAAACATAAAAGTAATAGTAACCATCGACGGTACAAAGAAAGCTAAGATGATTGGCTTCGATGCTACCCAAGAAGCCCTTCTAGGATGGCAAGGCATAGACGACGAGATAAGGGATTGGGTATATGATCAATGGTCAAACGTTCCAGCCGAAAGAATTACCAAAATATCTTGGATTTATGCTTAATTCCCCTTGACATATGCCGATGATTATGGTATAATGTTATTATAAGAAGTTAACACAACAACAAAGAGAAACACTATGAACAAAACACAATCACTCACTAAGCTACAAAACAAAATTGATTCAATCGAAAGAGTAATCATTCGGCATAGCCAAGATGCTTACAATCAACAGCATGGCTCAACATGGTTCGAAGAAATGGCCGATATGTGCACCGAACGAAAAGACCTTAAGAAAATGCTTAAGAAGCTATTGACAGCGATCTAACTAAACACTACACTAACACTATAACACACTACACTACTAAGGTAAATATTATGACTAATGAAAAACACTTTGA